CAAGGCAAGAGTCCCAAGGCAAGAGTCCCAAGGCAAGAGTCCCAAGGCAAGAGTCCCAAGGCAAGAGTCCCAAGGCAAGAGTCAAGAGTATTAAATAGAATATTTACAGTATAATTGAGAGGAACTTAAAATGAAAACCTATATCCAAACAACATTCACGCTGAATATCACTGTGCTAGAATCCGGAGCCCTGCAAGTGGAGGGCTTTGAACCCGCATTCCAGAGCCCGGAGGACTTGTATTCCTGGCTACAGAATCTCGCCGCAGAAAAGCCGATGCCAAGTCCCTACCGCCCGACACGGTTCTCCTCCGAGTGGGCACGGGAGGACGAGCTCCAACGCCAGGCCCGAGCACGGGAACTTTTCAAGAAAAGGAAAGAATCCGTGCAGGTCTGGAAAGACACAGCCGAAAGTCCTCAGCCCAAGGAAAAGCTCAGGGAGATGGACCTCTTCAGGGAGGAATACAAGAGGTTCAAAAGGAAATACCCTCAGGCCAAAGATGAGGTGCTCCGGAAGAAAGCCCAGCAAATTGTGGAGCTGAGGCGAGGACTGGTGGAAGAAATAGGCTTGGAGCTCGCCCAAGTCCCTCAGGCAAAGGCCCAAGTCCCTAGCCACGAGTCAAAGGTAGGGATTGGGGAACAAGAGAACAGGGCTGAGCCGTCCCATTTCCCCGGGAAACCCCTCCCCGTCAAACCTGTCCCCTCAATAGACCAGCTCCTGGCGGAAATTTCCCAGACCAAGCTCAAGTAGAGTCCCCAGGCCAGAGTCCCCAGGCCAAAGTCAAGAGTCAAAACTCAATAATAGAAAACACTAGAATAAACTGAAAGGAATCCAGATGACAAATCAAGTAGATAAGAAACTTTATTTCCAAGGGGAGAACCTCCTCCTCAAGCACCTCCACCGAGGCCCTCAAGGCACAGCAGGAAGTCCAGCAGGAAGTCCAATCCTAGAGACCCTCACCTTTTTTCGCGTAGGGCTCACCTCCCCCAGCCAGTCCCTCGACTACGACCCCAGTTGGAAAGCCAGCTACCGCTATGTGGAGCAGTTCTTCCTGAAAGTCCAGCAGGAAGATGGAAGCCCTGTTCCCTTGCTCCAAGTCGAGCACCTCTCCCCGGAAGGCTTCCTCCAAGGGGATACCCAAAGTGCCTATAATATCCTCGTGGCAGACTGGGAAGAAGAACTCCGGGAGGAGGGAATCTCCCCCTCCAAGACCATCCTCTCCCTCCCGGAGTCAGTTCTCATCTTCATCGTCGGGGAGTATTCCGATGGCCACCGGATAAAGCTGGGCGAGATGACCCAGGGGAAGATAGATGCCCAAATCTATCGCCGGTTGCAAAGGGAGATGGTGGAAATACTCCTCAACCCGGACTGGGAAGAGGTGATTTGGGTTTTCTGAGCCCCAGGCAAGAGTCCCAATTCTCAAGTAGAAAGTAGAATTTTGAAAGAAACATTTAAAAGAAAGGAACCCAAAAGATGACAGACGCTGAATACAACCGAACCCTGCATAGGCTAACCACCTGGCTGGAAAATCCCAACCACAGATACTGTGTAATATCTCCAGCCACCAACTACACCCCCGCAGTGATAACCCTCCTCGAGGGCGCACGGCAGACCACCCGAGGGCTCGCGGAAGGAGAAACCCAGGAACACTACCAGGCCCTGGGCTACAAGGTTCCCGGGCAGGAAAACCTCACCAAGCTCGACCTAGCCTATCTCCGCATAGCCCAGGTTCGCAATCTCCACGCGCAGGGGATGCTGGAATCCCACATAAGAAAGGAACTTTCCAAAGAGCAGATTCTCCAAATCAAATCCCTGAGGAGGGCACGATGACCAGACCCAAAGAACCCACCCTCCGGCCAAGGATATACCTGGGAAAGGAGAAAACCCTGGATGGCAAATGTATCCTACAGGACATCTTCCTCACCAGGAAAACCAAGACTGGAGGAGAGGACATCCGGATAGGAAACATTTGTTTCCAGGGTCTCAAGGGCCAAAGCCCGGACAGGGAATGGATAATTTCCAGTGGGAGCTTTCTCAATACCCTGGTGGAACCCCTCAAAAAGGGGAATAAGAATAGGGTCTACCTGGCGAGAAAGCTGGTGGAAAACGAAATCAAGAGGCTGAGGAATGAGCTGGAAAAGTTGGAGGATAAAATCGTCCTGCTCTCAGGAAGGAAGAAGGAGCCCGGACTTGTGCACTTCTACTTTCTTGAGGATGACTGGCCGCTGAAGATAAAATTCAGCAGGAGAAGGAAGGTTCCCAACAGCCACCCGCCGAGACCCCAGGGAGTCAAAAGTCCCAAGCCCTCAATCTCCAGTCAACAACCCTAACCCTAACCCTGAAAGGAAATGAAAATGATAGACAACTTAACAAACAACCCTAGAAAACGTGAACCCCTCCATCTTCAGTGGTGGGTGCCGGACTCCAAGGAGATGCTGGAGAAAATGGACTGGGAGTTCCTCGCCCCAGTGAGAAAACTCAACGCAGCCCAAAAAGCAATGTTCAAGAAGATAGTCAAGGAGAACTATGGACTCCTGCTAGAGCAACCCACTACTTTTAAAGGCACCATACTCAGTGTACCCCTGCTTTGCAAGGACTTACCTTATGACCACAAACCTACCGTTGCTCTTCTCACGGAGCCTATCTTCTCAGGTTTCAGTGGGCAATGCTGGTCAGTGCCTTTTGTTCGGTGGCTAGATTTCTCGGAAAGCTCAGCTCTTCTTGAAAAGTTTCTTTCCACACTGGAAAAGAATGTAGCCTATGAAAATCCCTTTTATCAGGAGACCAAATAATGAACCCCCAGGAACAGTCAAATCAAAACCCCTCCTTCCCTCCCCAGGTAACCCCTGAGCAGCAGGCCTTTATTCAAACCCTCCTGGATGGCAAGCCCTGTTTCCTCTCGGCCCGGGCAGGCACAGGCAAGACCACCACAATCAAATGGGCTGTGCAAGCTCTCCGCAAGAGGCTCAAAGCCGAAGGTCGGGACAACCCTCAGGCGGTTTGCGCGGTAGCCTTCAATAAAGCCAACCAGCAAGACCTCCAAAAAGCCCTGGGGATTGACGTCCAGGTGATGACCCTCCACGGGCTAGGCTTCAAGTCCCTCCGGGAAGCCCTGCCAGGACTCGACCTCGAGATGGGCAAGGTGTTTGAAATCCTCAAGTCCCACGGGAGTAAGCTCCGGAAGAGGGAGGTCTTCTCAGATACGTTCCGCCTGGTGAGTTGTGCGAAGAACTGGGGTCTGGGTTACGAGGGACAGCTTGGCCCGTGGAAACTCAAGCCACTTGTCCCTGCGACCTGGGAGGCCTGGGCAGACCTCAAGGCACACTTCGAGCTCTTCAATGCAAAGGAGGAGATTGCGGCGGAAGTCCTCAAGGAGTCCACACGCCAAGCGATAGAGGAGGGCCAGATAGACTTTGATGATATGGTCTATCTGCCGGTTCTCCTCCGTCTCCCTGTCTGGTCAGCCGAGCGGCTCATTGTGGACGAGGCCCAAGACCTAAGTCCCTTGAACCTAGCACTCCTCGCCAAGAGTCCCAGCAAGAAGTGGTTTGTGGGCGACCCGTTTCAATGTATCTATTCCTGGCGTGGCGCGCAGGAGGATATCATCCAGTCCCTCGGCTTGCCTGAACTCCCACTCACGAACTGCTGGCGGTGCTCGAAGGAGATAATTCAGGAGGCCAACAAGTGGGTGCCAGACATTAGGACAGACAACCCCAGTGAGGGTCCAGTCCAAACCCTGACCTGGCTCCCAGACTTTAAAAAAGAAAACCCAGCGGTGATACTCGGCAGGAGGAACTCGGAGCTAGTTTCCCTGGCGCTTCAGCTCCGCCACTCTGGGGTGCAGGGTTTCATCCAGGGGAAGTCGTTTGTGAAAACCCTGGAAGAGATTCTTTCCCAGCTCAAGGGAAGTAACCTCACCTCTCTCCTCAAATCTCTTGGCCAATGGCTGGACAAGATGCTTGAGAGCTACCCTCATAAAAGTGGAGAGCTCAAGGACTACGCAGAGTGTTTGGCACTGTTTCTTTCCGAAGGCCGGAGTCGTCAGGCTGCAGAGAAGCTCATCTCAGAGAGTTTCACCGACACCCCAGCTCCAGGGGCCTGGGTTCTCTCCACCATCCACAAGGCTAAGGGCAAGGAATGGCCCAGGGTGTATGGCCTTCAGTGGACGGATAAGGCCAACCAACCCTGGCAGAGAAAAGAGGAGAGGAACCTCCATTACGTTGCTGTTACCCGAGCACAAAAGCAGTTTACTTGGATTGCAGAAAGTGCCTGGAAAAAGGAACGTGAGGATTGGCGGGCACCCTCAGGTCAGAGAGTTCAAGTTCCCAGCAGAGAGTTTGAATTTACCTCTGGTGCTTTCGGTTGGGATTACTCCGGGGAATCCGATTGACAAGACAGGCTTTCCCAGCTAAAATAAAATGAAGATGAAAGGAGAACTGATATGAGCCACACAAATCCTGGGGTTAAGTTTGTCCAGGCTAAAATGCACGTCGTGCAGGATAGGCAAGGCACACTTTACCTCGCACAAGCAGACCAGCTTTTTTGGACAACCATTGAGGGGGAACTTCTCCCCCTCCAAGGGTACAAAGACCTGGGTTCGGTGGAGAGTCTGCTGAATAAGCTTGCCCAGTATCGGCACGCGAGTAAGATATTGCTAGGCCAAACCCAGAACATTTTGTTGAATAACCTGGAACTTTTTAAGGAGATAGAATGATAGGAAAGATAGATGAGATGCTAGATAGGTTGAGGGAGGAAACCCTCCCAGATGTGGGAGTCCCCCGTCCGATGCTAGCCACGGCGCTGGAAGACAAAGACCTGGATGGGTTGCAGTATCCACTCCTTGGGAGTCCCAAGATAGATGGCTACCGTGGACTCTTCTGGAAAGGGAAAATCTACGCGAGGAGTGGAAAGCTTCATCCCTGTCCCGCGGTGCAAGCGCTGGGGAAGAAAATGCAGGAGGCAGGACTCCCTGACCTGGATGGGGAGCTGGTAGTTCCTGGAGAGAGTTTTAACACCGGGGGTGGAAAGCTCCGGAGGCTAGATTACACAGGCCCAGTGGGATTCCTGGTCTATGACCTCCTTAACGACGGGCTACCTTTTTTAAACCGGTGGGAACTTTACTCCCATCTGGAAAAAATCCCTGGCCTGGAGTATGTAACCCAGGTCTGGCTGGAAAATAAATCCCAGCTGTTAGATTTCGAGAACGCCTGTCTTTCCGCCGGGTTCGAGGGGGTGGTGGTTCGCAAGCCAAGTGCCCTCTACAAACACGGCAGGGGAACTCTCCGTGACCAGATAATGCTAAAGCTTAAGCGCTTCGCCACGGCGGAGGCCAGGGTGCTGGAACTCCTCCCTCGGATGCATAACGAGAATCCACAGGAAACTAGCCCGCTGGGATATGCCGAGAGGAGCTCTGCAAAGGAAGGACTCTTGGAAACCAACGTCCTCGGGAGGATAAAAGTCCAGGGACTCAATGGCCCCTTCAAGGGGCAGGTTTTCCACATTGGCACCTTTGATGGCCTGACTGAGGATGACAAGATTCAGGAGCTCAGGAACCAAACCCTCCTGGGCAAGGTGATAACTTATAAGTATTTTCCTACCGGGGCGAAAGACAGACCACGGCATCCCGTGTTTCTCTGTGAGCGTCCCTACTGGGATAGAGAGGAAGAACAGGATGACAGAGAAAATTGAAGTCAAGCACTATACGAAGTATGAGATAGACCCAAATGCCAAAACCTTTCAGGATTGGAACTTCTACTGGAAGGAGGGGAACAGGGATTATAAATATAGAATCTTTCAGCACCTTAACCAGGAACCCCCACGCACAAGCCCAGTGCCAAGGCTCAATTCCTGGTGGGTGTGCTCCAAGGATGTCCTTGCAAAGATTGTAGCAGAGACCGATGGCTTTTGGGTTCTCGTTGGAGCAAGCCCCTGGGAGCCCGAACGCCTCACTACTATTTGGGAGAGAAAGCACTACGAAACCCGGATGCTGTTTCAGTGCCCAGATACCCGGCGGGCCACGGAGCTCAAGCACAACCTTACCAGGAATTCCCTGTGGAAACCCAGTATTTTCCAAATCGTATCCGATATGAGTTACAACCTCCAGGAGGAATCCGACCCGGAGGACTGGGAGAACTTCCGCTTTGGGGTATGCTGGCCAGGGAGGTTCTGCTGGCTCAAGCCTGGCAAAGACCAGCTCCGGGGAGTGTGGAATGACTGGGAGGTTCTCAGTCAGAATCTTCCCGACGAGACCCTGGAGGAAAAAGAAGACCGTCTGCAATGGGCGATGGTCAAGATGCAATGTAAATGAAAGGAGAGAAATTGAAATGAGTGCTATGGATAGAACCATCTTAATTGAAAAGGCAGAGAGGATTGTCAACCAAGACAGGAACACCCGCTATGGAGGGCCGGAAGAGTCCTTCACCACCATTGCGAAGTTCTGGTCGGTTTTCCTTGGAGTGGAAGTTAGCCCCCTCCAGGTGGCCGGATGTATGATACTGCTCAAGCTCGCCCGGCTGAAAAAGACCCCGACCCACGAGGACTCTGTGGTGGACGGGATAGGGTATTTTGCCTGTATGGCAGACTTTCTGAGGGAACCTCCCGCAGAGGAGTCCAAATTCAAAGACCTGATTGAGGAATACCAGAAACAGCTATTTAAGGAGGAATCCTGATGGAAAATAAAACTAATCGGGTGGCACCCAGGGACCTCCTCGAGCGTGCCCTGGCCAGTCCCAACGGAGTGAGGATTTTCTTCCTCACTCAGGAGGAGGCAATCTCTATGCGGAACAGAATGAATGCTGTCAAAACCGAGGACAGGAAAAAGAACAACAAGGTCTATGCCCCAACCGACCCGAGCTACAACTCCACGCCATATGATGACCTGGCCATTGTTATCAAGTCAGGACTTCTGTCCACTCAGGGAGAGGCCAAGACCCTCTTGGAGAGGGGAGGTTTTCCCTCGCAGTGTCCGGGGAGCTGGTTGTATGTTCTCCCTAGTGGGGCATCCGACCAGGCCTTTATTGTGGAAGAGCTCTGAAGTAGGGGCTTTCCAATGGAAGTAAGACGGCTCAGTTTCCCCACCCCCCAGAATCCCAGAGTCAATTTTTCTCCGGGCTTGGGGACTTGGGGAGAGGCCTGAGCCATCTCCCGCGCCGTCAAAAAATATTTGTGCCAGAACAGCACATTTATATTGACAAGCCGGGTTTTTAACATTATATTGATTTTGTAATCGGGCGGGAAGTCCAAGCAAAGACCCCCATTCCAGAGAATCTCTTTGCAGGGCCTCCCTCCCACCTCATCAACCCATTACCACTGAAAGGATAAAACTATGGTAAACTTTACAGCCGAAACACCGAGAAAGAATTTCACGATTGCAGACAAAGCGTTCACTTGTCCTCAGCCGTTCGCCGCAGGCCACGTCTTGACAGACAACGAAGCCGCTGTTATGAATCAGGTTCTGTCTGAAAACGTCCGTAATAATATTGCTCCGAAAATTAAAAAGGGAGAAGAAGTCAACCAGGAAATCATCGACAAATACGTTGCTGGTTACGAGTTCGGGATTAGAAGTATCTCCACCTCTGACCCGGTTCAGAAAGAAATCCGCCGTATTGCAGAAGATGCCCTGGGTAAGAAACTGGCCTCGAAAGGTATGTCCAAGGCTAAACTCACGAAAGAACAGTATGGCGAAATGGTTGACAGCATTATCCAGAACAACTATGATGCTCTCTACAATCGTGCTATTCAGGTTATTGAAATCCGTGCCGCAAGCTTGGATTTGGAGGCCTAATAAATGTCGGGCAGTGGAATAAAGTCCCAGGTTCTTCTTGTTGAATCTTGCCTTGCCACTGCCCTTCAACATCCCTGGGGTATCCGTATTTGGGTAGGGAATGAACAGAAATTCAAAAGACTTTTCTATCAGGTTCGGAAAGGAAATCCACAGTTTGAATGTCTTTCCCTCCTCACTACGACTATCCCAGGGGAATTTTTAATTTTCAAAGAAACGGAGGCCCAGGATGGCTCAAGAGTGGAAGAAACTTACGATTAGACTCCGCCCTGAAACTCACGTTATGATGAACAAGCTTAGCAAAGCTGAGCCGGCAGTAGTCATTCGGGGGATGATAGAGCGCTGGGTCGGAAAAATGATAGAACAGAAAAACTTGGAGGAAAGAGTGCAGAGAAACCTATCTATTGAAAAAGGAGACCAGGATGGTAGATAATGTAAACCAGGAAGAAAATCCCATAGCCGAGGCGGATAAGGAATCTGTTGACCGGCTGTTTAATAAAGACCCACAGTTCTTGACCCAGGAAGACCTGGCGAAGATTGTCGAGCGGCTCCGGGCGAATAGAGGAACCTGGCTCAAGAAAGAGAAGAAGGCCACTGGAACCTCTCGAGGTGGAAAGAAAGTCCTCGAGAAAGCAGAGATGCAAGCCCTCTTAGCAGATTTAAAACTCTAGAAAAGGAGAAAAGCAGAATGACCAAAGTAAACATCATGACAGTATCCTATGACGAATGGCAGAAAAGAATGCTTAAGGCCCTGAAAGACCTTGGCGTGGAGCAATGGGTCGGATATGAAAAAGCTAAAAAACAAGTGGAGAAAGACCTAGAACGTGAATCCCAAGTGGATAACCTGAAAGGGAAGTATATTAGCCTGGTCCAGGATTTTGTGGAGGAATTCCTTTCCAAAACAACCCAGACCGAATGGGGTCCAGAGATAAAACCTGAAGAGGGTGAGCGTCTGGCCTTAGATTTCTTTTTTAAGCTAAAGGAGAAAATGGATGCAGGAGAATGAGCAGGAAGAGGTTGAATCCCAAGGGGACGTCCCTGTGAACAAGGCCTTCTCCCAGGCCAACCCCTACCTCCAGCTGGTTTGGGATGCCACCTCCCTGGGGACTTTCAAGGAATGCCCGAGGAAATACTATTACCAGGTCATCCGTGGCTACACCACAAAGAAGACCGCCCTGGCACTGGACTTCGGGATTGCCCTGCACGAGGGGCTTGAGAGCTTTTACCGCCGGCAGGACAAGGGTATGGATTTTGAGTCCAACGTTCTGGCCACCGTGGAACAGCTTATGAAACATCCACTTCGTCAGAACATTGATTCCTACGAGGACCCGCTGAGGAATTCCAAGTCCCTCGTGGCCCTGACCCTGGCTTATCTGGACAACTACCAGAATGACCCACAGGCCACCAAGAAATTCGGGGACGGAACCCTAGGCGTGGAGCTCCATTTCCAGTTTGAGTCCAACCTGAAATCCTGTTCTGGGGAGATGTTTTCCTTTGCAGGTCATATAGACCGCCTTGTGGAATCCAAGTTTGGTCTGGGAGTTTTCGTGCTCGACCACAAGACAACTGGGATGCCCTTAACAGACCATTACTTCTCCCAGTACAACCCGGATACGCAGATGACCCTCTACACCATCGCCGGGGAGGTTTGTTATTCAACCCCTCTCAACGGTGTGATAGTTGATGCCATCAATGTCAAAACAGGGGAGTTCGCGAGGCAGATGACCCTGCGTTCCAAGGAGTATTGCAATGAGTGGCTGGAGGAACAGCGCCTTTGGCTTACCCTGGCAGAATTCTTCGCTACCAAGGGCCAGTGGCCTCAGAACGATAAGAGTTGCAACAAATACTCTGGGTGTCCGTTCAAGTCTGTTTGCACGGCACCTCGAGGACTTCGAGCACAGATTCTCAAGGAAGATTTCACGAAGAGAGTCTGGGACCCCACCCAAATTAGGGGAGGTGAATGATGTCCCGAGATTGGATTTTTTGGTTAGCTTTTTTCCTGATGTTCATCCTAGGTAGGGAGATAGTAAGATGTCTGTAGAAATAACTTTCAAGTTCGAGAAACTTCCAAATAACCCAGCAGTGGTAACTTCCGTGAAATGCACTGGTGAAGGCATCCTCCCAGAATATGCAACAGCCCTGTATCTGTTCCGTTCAGTTCCGGGCTTTCGGGAGGAATTCTGCAAGGGCCTTCCCGAGGAGGCTATCCAGGCCCTGGACAATTTTGATTTTAAAGACAGTGATGTTATAAATTTAGGAGAGCGCAAATGCCTACATTAGAAACCTACAAAACAGAGAAACCAATTAAGCTCCTTTTAATGGGCGACACAGGCACAGGAAAAACCGGTGCCCTGGCGAGTCTTGCCAACGCAGGGTATAGACTTCATATCCTCGACTACGACAATGGGCTGGACATCCTGTCCACCTCTGTTGACCCGGACAAGCTGAAGAATATTGAGTATGAAACCCTGACGGAGAAAAAGAAGGCGGTCAATGGAACAGTCCTCATCCAAGGCACTCCCAAGGGATTTTCCAAAGGTCTGGCACTTCTCACCGAATGGAGTCAGAAATACACTTCCCTTGAGGATATTATCGTGATTGACTCCCTGACGTTTATGTCCGACGCCGCACTGGAGCACGTCCTTGCAGGGAACGGCCACACAGGCAAACAGCCGGAAATCCAAGAGTGGGGTCTGGCAATGTCCCTCATCGAGGATGTTCTTTCAATCCTCTATTCCACCGACGTCCAGTGCAATGTGGTAATCAACAGCCATATTAAATACATTCAGGACGAGGGCACGGGCTTGGTCAAGGCGCAGATAAACACCCTTGGCTCTAAGCTCCCTCCCAAAGTCGGCAGGTATTTCAATCATATGCTCTGTGCTGGATTCCAGGGTTCCAAGCGAGTTCTCTTCACCAAGGCCACGCCGTTGATGGGACTGAAGAGTCCGAACCCAGGAAAGGTCAAGGACATCTACCCTCAGGCGGATGGCTTGGCCAACTACTTTAAAGATGTTAAGGCCTAGCGTCTGTGGCCTAGCATCTTTAGGACAGGGGCTTGCTTTTCTCCTCCTCCATTCCTCCGAAGTCCCTGTCCACCTACTCCAATGCCCCAGGAGTCAAAAGGCAACAGTCAAAATTTGACTTGGACTCTTGACTCTTGGCGGGGCACCTCGAAAACAACTAGACAAACTTTTTATTTAGTTTTAATTTAATTCAATCTTTCTGAAAGGAAAAATCTATGACAAACTTTATGCACCTGCTTGACAAAAAAGTATCTGAAACCGAACGTCCGAAACCCTTGCCGGTAGGCGCCTATGATATGGTTATCACAGGCTACACCACAGGCACCAGCCAGCAAAAACAGACTCCGTATGTAGAATTTGCGCTCAAGGTTTTGTCTCCTCGTGATGACGTAGACCCGGAAGAATGGGCACAGGTAAAGAATCCAACCGAGGCAAAGTTGAAAACTCAGTTCTATCTTACAGAGGATTCTATGTGGCGTCTTCAGGACTTCTTGGCCAAAGCCGGTTTTGACACATCCTCTGATATGTCCTATGCCGAAATGCTGGCTGAGTGTGCAGGCAGAAACGTCATCGGCATTGTGTCGCATAGACAGTCCCAGGATGGCGAATCAGTATTCCCTGAAGTTCGCAAGTTCCTGAGTCAGGACTAACCAGCTAAAAGTAGGGAGTGGAAAGGGATGCTTGGCCCTCCCTCCCTACTCTCTAATTCCAACCCTTTTATCCCGGAGCTCCCTATGGAAATTGAACTTAATTCTATTCACATTCGCCCAGAGCGCCAACGTAAAGACCTTGGGGATTTAACAGACCTCAAGGTTTCACTGCTTCAAGTTGGCCTAATTAACCCTGTTGTTATTGAACAAGACCCAGATGATGGCCTATTCTACCTCATCGCGGGGGAGAGAAGATACACTGCTTGGAGCCAGCTGGCCGCCGAGGGTAAACTTCCCTCAACCATCAAGTGCACCCTCTTCACCAACCTCGACCCCTCCACCCGCCACGTTATAGAGCTCGAGGAGAACATCAAACGAAAAGACCTCACTTGGCAGGAGAAGGCCAAGGCCATTGACGAGCTGTTCTATCTCCGCAAGTTCTCCACGAACATCGAGCTGGCGGAGTTCCTTGGCCTCTCTGAGGGGTTCATCTCAAAAAACCGTGTGGTCTGGGCTAACATTGACAACCCCAAGGTTGCAGGGGCAGATACCTTGGTGAGTGCATACACCATCTGCCGACGGGAGAGCGAGCGACTCCTTTCCAACATCCGCTCGGATATGGACCAGTTTGTTATTGATATGATGGAGGAATCTGAAAATGGAACAGAACAAGGAAGAACTAACCCAGTGGGAACGGGAGTCCGCTGCACGAATGGGAATGTCCCTGGAAACTTACCGCAACTGGAAACAGCGTCAGCTGGAGTATCTCAAAGCCCAGAACAAACTTCGCCAGACCCATTCCCAAACACCCAAATCATCTGTGCAAACTTCCCCATCTGGGCAGACTCCTACAGCGGGCCAAAATTCAACCTCCTGCACTTGGATTTCCCCTATGGTATCAACCATCAGAAAAGTGAGCAAGGCAATACGAAGAATTTTGACCACTACGAGGATACTCCGGAAATTTACCAAGGGCTAGTTGAGGCCCTGGTAAGGAACTCTGAGAAACTCCTTTCCCCCTCCTGTCATATCATTTGCTGGCTGAGTCTTAACTTCCAGGAGTGGACAAAAGCACAGTTCAAGTCCATCGGTTTTGAGTGTCTGGCCCAGCCTTTTATTTGGTATAAGTCTGATAATAAAGGCATCATAGCCGACACTATGTGCGGGATGAGGAATGTTGGTGAATACGCCCTGGTGTTTGTCCGGGAGAGAAGACCTGTGGTCAAAAACATCTCGAACATCTTCCCACACCCCTGCACCAAGAAGTTCCACGTGAGTGAGAAACCCCTTGCAATGGAGCGGCAATTGATGAGTGCGTTCTGTGATGGAAACACTCGCCTCCTCGACCCGACGTGTGGCAGTGGTACAGCAATTATGGCCTCGCTGGGGTATGGTGTGGAACAGGCCCTGGGATTGGAGCTTGACCCAGATATTGCGGCCAAAGCGCAAGCCTGGCTCCACGACGAGAAGATTGCTGAAAATTCAACAAACCTAGATATTGATTTGGAGATAGACCTATGATGAAAAGAGGAAATTATTTCACAACAGTATGGAGAGGTGGGGACTTTAAAGAGTCCCCAGTAGAGGTTAATGTAAAGTGGGCTCAGGACGCCAACGGGGAGCTCACCCTGGACTCAGGAGATGTGGAGCTGACTCCCTTCGAGGCTCAACGTATAGGGGAGAATATTCTTTCCGGCCTTTCCAATGGAACCCTGTCCTGGGAGCCGTGCAATGACTAAGCTGGTAGTTGTAACAGAGTTCCCTGGCAAGACCGACCTTGTTACAGGGAGACTCCTCTCCGGGGAAACAGGGAGGATTTTCTGGGACATCTGTTCCCAGGCGGGAATCCAGCCTTCCGACCTGGAAATCATCCCTGTCCTCACCCAGCGTCCTGGAAGTGGAAAGATTGAGGAATTCTGTCTGAATAAAAAAGAGGCCGAAAGTCAATCCCAAGAACTTTTCGGAAAACCCTATTCCAGGGGCTATATCAAAAGTGGCAAGTATCTGGCCCCGTCCAAACTCCCTCAGGTTGAGGCTTGCCTTTCTCGCATCCGAGAGCTCAAGCCGAATCTTTGCCTCTGTCTTGGCTCCTTCTCCACCTGGGCGTTGATGGACACCTGTAAGTTTACCGCAATCAGGGGAACTTGTATGGAGTCTACCCTTGTGCCGGGCCTCAAGGTCCTGCCCACCTACCACCCAGTTACCATCATCCGAGACTATTCTCAAAAGGTAATTGCCGGGGCTGACCTTCTCAAGGCAGCGAGGGAGATGGAGTTCCCTGAAATCAACCGCCCGAAGAGGGAAGTATGGATTCCAGAGACGAAAGAGGACTTGGCGGAATGTAGGAAGTTGCTCAATGAAAGGAGCCGTCTCACCCTGGACATAGAAACCAAAGACGGGCAAATCACTTGCGTAGGGTTTGGGATTTCCCCCTCCTTCTCCATCACAATCCCCTTCACCGATAGTCGCAAAGAGGACTGGAACTATTGGAGCTTCCTTGATGAGCTTTCTGCCTGGGCGCTCGTTCGGGACATCTGTCAGAACCCTTCCATCGAGAAGGTTCTCCAAAACGGAGTGTATGATATTCAATACCTCTGGCGAGTTATGAACATCAAGACCCTCGGCTTTCGAGATGACACTATGATAATGCACCATTGCCTCTATGAGGAACTTCCCAAGTCCCTTGGTTTTATGGGCAGTATTTACACCAACGAGGCCTCGTGGAAACTTATGAGGCGATTTGAAGAAAAGGACCTGAAATAATGGGAGAGCTTTTTATTGATTTCCTTCTGGCAATATTTTGGTTATTGCTGGTTATAACTAGTTTGATTCACCTTGACAACCTGGGAGAGTTCAGTGAGAGATACAATTCAAGCAGACAGACAGATAGCGAAACTTCTGAAACCGGAGAGGAAAAGTGAGTTCTTTTCCCCTGGAAGTGTATGGGCACATAGGGTTAATGGCCATTGGGAGCTGGTTTATCTTCATTCCCTGACCTCTCGCCTCATCAGGAACTCTTCTCGCGAGGTAGATTTCTACACCCCATTCGGCCTGGAGCATCTTCCCCGAGAGAAGTTCCTTTCCCTGTTTACCCCTGTGGGTTGGGCACGAGTGAAGTTTGAAGGGCTTGCATCCCTGGATAACATCCGCCCCGAGGTTCCACCAATTCATATCCCGGGGAACCTAATCTCAGGGGCTTGACAAACTGCCCCGCCGGAATTATTATGAAAGAAAACTGGAGGGTTTTAATATGAAGAGAGTTATTCTTTCTGAGTCCAAGCATTTCCTCGGTTGGGCTGTTGTGCCCAGTCCTGGAGAATCAACCCGATGGGGACTAGTTCCTCGGGCCCAGAAAGCCAAACTCCTTTCCCGGCTACTTCGCCACTCCTCTCTCCAGCTTTCTTTCCCTCGGGACGGTTGGGATGGGCTTAGCCCTGTCGAGGCCCTGACCTACTACAAGCTCAGACTTCAACTTCAGAAGATTGAACTTTCCACCCAGTCCCTTAATTTGAACAACCTAAAAGCTGAGAGGAGTCGCTAGACCTATGTTAAAATTCAAGACAGAGAGCTTCGTGCCAGATGACGAGGCTACTAACCTGTGGGTATACAATGGGCTTGACTGTTGTCTTACCTATGAAATCTGGGAAAAACTTAAAACACAGTTTAACACCAACACAGCCACCATCTATAAGTGGGAGTTTAGCTCCCAGGCCGTGGCCCTGGAAATGATGTTCCGAGGGTTCCTCGTTGACCGCCAAAAGGTACACTCCAAGATAGAGGAACTTGAGCAGGACTACAACTATTACCAGGCCAAGTTGAATATCCTGGCCAATGCTGTGTGGGATAAAGACCTTAATCCAAATTCCCCAGCCCAACTCAAGGAATTCTTCTACGAGGCCTTGGGTTGTGCACCTGTGATGTTCCGAGGCAAGGTTACCACTGACCGCAGTGCGATGGAGAAACTTATCGACTCCTATCTTTACGCCCGTCCGCTGTGCAAGTTGGTTCTTATCCTCCACGACCTAGGGAAACTTCTTTCCGTCCTCCGCACGGAGATAGACCCGGATGGTAGAATCCGGTGCTCCTATTCCGTGGCCGGTACAGAGACCGGGCGTTGGAACTCCAGCACCTCTGCTCTTGGCACAGGAACAAATCTTCAAAACATCACGAACTCCCTCAGGGAAATCTTTGTCGCCGACCCGGGAATGAAAATTGCCTACATCGACCTCCAGGCCGCGGAATCCAAGGCCGTGGGGTATATCACCGGAGATGAAAACTACATTAAGGCCTGTGATGAGGGCGATGCTCACACCGTAGTAGCTCGGCTCGTCTGGCACGACCTGCCGTGGACAGGGGACATTAAAAAGGACAAGGAGATTGCCTCCAACACCCCCTTTTATAGAGAATTATCTATCCGCGATATGGCGAAAAAGGGAGGCCACGGGACAAACTATTTCGGCACTCCCCCGACAATGGCAGGGCATCTTCATATGCCGACTCCTATTATTGAGGAGTTCCAGCAGAAATATTTTGAGAAATTTCCTGGCATTCCACGTTGGCACAAGCGGGTAATTCAATCTGTTCAACTGGAGCGAAAGGTTACCACCTGCTATGGTCGTGAGCGAATCTTCTTCTCCCGCCCGGACGAGCCGGCAACCTGGCGTGAGGCCATTGCATACGAACCCCAAAGCACCATCGCCGATACCCTGAACTTTGCCGCGTGGAAGGTGCAAAAGAAATTCCAGGGCCACGACGTCCAGCTCATTGCCCAAGTTCACGATGCTATTGTTGTGCAGTATCCTGAGGACCGCGAGGATGAGCTCCTACCTCAAATCCTGAAGGAGATGATATTCCCAGTCCCAATTGACGGGCGAACTATGATTATTGGCGTGGATGCTGAGGTTGGATGGAATTGGGCTCACTTTGACAAGAAGAACCCGGAAAAGAACCCAGATGGTGTAAGAAAGTATAAAGGCAATGACGAAAGAAAACGTAGACATTTTCCCGAGAACAACATTCTCAACTGGAAACCTAATAGATGAGTTTGTTCAGGACACTCGGGGAACTGAATCTCCAGAGCTTTTCCGTCGCTGGGCCGCTATCGCTATGGTAGCCGGCCTTCTTCAGCGTCGGGTCTGGTGTGATATTGGCAAGGGGAAACTCTTTGCCAACCAGTATATTCTACTGGTGAGCCCTCCTGGCGTGGGCAAGTCCATTGTGCTGAAGAGGGTAGAGGAGCTCTGGAAACTTTCCGAGAAAATTTTCATCGGAGATGAAACTACCACCATCCCTGGGCTCCTGGATTTTATGCAGGATTGTTCCAGTCCTGTGTCAGGCCCTTTTGGTGAGACCCTGGTAACCCACCCCCTTTCTGTTGCCCCTCGCGAGTATGGAACCTATATGAAGGCATATGACCTGAGCGTCCTAAATGTCCTCAACGACTTCTGGGATTGCCCGAGTTCCTTCTCCGAGATGACCAGGGGTGGTGGAAAAAACACCCTGGATTTCCCAGTCCTAAACCTCATCTCCGGAACCCAGCCAAGTTTCCTCAACAACGTCCTGCCTGAGGAGGCTTGGTCTCTTGGGTTCTGCTCCCGTCTGGTTCTTTGCTACGATTGGAGAGTAGAGGTTCTCCGCACCAGGGACCGGTTGAACCTCCCTGAGTTCCCCTTATCCAAGTATCGCCCAGCTGTGGAGGCCCTCGTGGGTATCCAGGGCCAGATGACCTTCACTGAGGAGGCCCTTGACTTCCTGGACACCTGGATAATAGATGAGAAGATGGCACCCGTGCCCTACCATCCACGCCTGGCTTCCTACGTTGCCCGTCGCCCAGTGCATTGGCTCAAAATAGCTATGTGCCTCGCGGCCGCTCAGGGAACCCTCCTCATCACCCAGCCCATCCTGGCCCTCGCCAAGGAGTGGCTCCTGGAACTTGAAACCAATATGCCTGAGATTTTCCGAGATATGAGTAAGGAATCCGACAAGGATGTTATGGATGAAATCAAGCTGGCTATTGTCCGGATGACCCTTCGCACGCCGGTATTCCCAGAGCGCAAGCTTGTCCAAATCCTCACCACAAAAATCCCGACCCACAGGATTTCCTACTTCATCGACACCCTCCTCAATGCTGGCTACATCGAGGAAACAGAAGCCCCGAAAGGCTCAATCAACGCCCTGGGTCAGAGAGGTTTTCGCCACTTCAAAGCCGGGGTAGATTTAAACAAACCTATGTAAAGGAGAACATCTATGATAGAAATTCACATCGAGGATGGACTTGGGATTTCCGAGAACCCTGAGAACACCCTAGCCCAGCCATCCTACCGCCACTTTAGTCCAGAGGAAATCCAGGCCTATGCCCGCGCGTGTAAGCCAGGAGTTTCCCTCCCCGACATCCTAAGTGCCATATCCCGTGAGGCCCTGTCCTGCCGGGAGCTCTACTTTCAAAAAGGCAAGGACGCCCTCTGCCTGTCTTTTGTCCGCCTGGTGTTTTGGCTCCAGCTGTTGAATACGAAAGCCCTGGTTGAGGGTGGTCTTACAGAGGAAATGGTACACCGGCAAATTGCGGATTTTTGGAATAACAAACGGGACTTTTAACGGCGTAATGGCGGTTTGTTTTGCCGGTTTTGGTCAATAAATTAACGGGAGGTAAAGTTGTGCCTCCCGTTTCTTTTTGCGTTTGTGTGGGAAAATTTCCGAGCCGTCCCGTATCCCGATGAAGTGAGCCGTCTCACTCTTCCCTCACAATCCCAGTTCCCCAGCCGTGGTTCCCCAGACCCCATAGTAGTCCACATTCCGCTGCAGGGGTGTGAGTTGTCGGTTCTCAATTCGAGTCTGGGCACTGTCCACCATATTCCCCACGTCCACCCCGTCGAGGAGGGCCCTCTGCACAATGGTAAACATCAGCCGGCCATCCCCACTTTCCAGGGCATTCGTGAAGACTTCCGCATAGCTCTGTGTGAGCTTAGCTCGCTTGTCTTTGTCCCTCCAGATTTCATTTGAAATCTTGAAGGCTTGGTCAACCCGAGTAGGGGTGATATTAAAATACTGGTAGGCCAGGCTTTCCAGCGGCGTGAGGTCAGCAATCTTAGTCCCGGTACTCGCGTAGAGGGTATCATTGACCACCTGGGTTGTTCTATAGAGCATCTTTGGACTGAGTGCCCTCATCATACCCTGCTGGAAACCTCTATCCCCGGCAGGATTCTTCCCCGTCGTGGCGTAGTAATCAATACCTGAGTCCAGGCCATTCCACAGGGCTTTGAACCTCTGCCCCCAGACAAACCCCATAAAGCGCTGGGTTTCCTCACCTGGGTCACGGAACGGGCTGTTTACTTGGGATTGCAGGGAGAATCCAAATGCCCCAGGGATGCCATAGAGGAGAAAATTACTTTCCGCCCCATTCCCCCACCTGTCATACAGCAGATTACTCATTTTGTCATTTGCCGCCCACTCGGTGAATCTTTCCAGGGTTGCTCCAATTTCCGAGCTCCCCATACCACCAAGCAGGGAGGTTGCCAAGTTACTATACATATAGGGTTTCCAGGCCCCATATCTCAACCCCGCATCGAGGTATTGCATTTGCCAGCCTACATAGTGCATAGTCCAGTTTTTGAACAAACCCCAGGCCTGGCCAACCGGCCCCTGCAGCACACGAGCCCTATCACTAGCTGCGAATTGGAACATTGTGTTCTCGGTGAACTTCTTAGCCCCGAGGTACACCTGCTCCTTGGTTATCATCCCAGCCTTGGCCATCGAGTTAAATAGCTTATACCCCACGGTCATAGCATAGCCACGGGACGCCTGCTCTGAGAACGTCGGGAGCATAGTGGCCATATTCCTAAGCATCCCGGAGTAGTCTCCCTTTTTCAGAGAATCTGCCAGGCCCTGTCCAAGTCCAGAGTTCTCTCCAATATAGCTTTCAATGAACCTCGGGCTCAGCGCACCATCTCGAACCATCTGCTCCATAAATTCCGAGAACCCCTGTTCCACTTTCGGGTTGCCCATAAGTTTCAGGCTCTCCCACATAATTTTGAGGGGACTCAGGGTATTCGCGACCATTCCCTTGCCACTTTTAGCAATGAGAGGAACCCCATCATACGCCCACTGGAGAGCCTGCGGACATTCTCTGAGTAGGGCTAACTGTGGCAGCACGGTGGTGATGGGTTGCAGGATGTTGGCCAGCGCATAGGCCAGGTTTCCAAAACCCAAGTCCAGGTGTGCACTCGCCGCATTGATACTCCGAACAATCCTACTCGCGGAGTCCGTTCCCAGTACAGGTGCCAGAATACTATCTGTGGTTTTATTAACCAGTTGGCTAAACACCCCTTGTTCCCCCTTGAGTACACTCAGGGTATCCTGTAGCATCACCGCTGTCCTGGGGTCATCAATACCCAGCGTGGCGATGTCTTTCGCCAGCACTCTGTCATTGATTTCATTGGCCAGCCAGATGTATTTGTTTTCCAGGGAGTAGCTCAGGTTTTCAATCAGGTCTTCCGCCGTTCGCGCCCGGTTGTAGCCACCCACCCCAGACCGCGGGAAGAAAAAGCTAGACTTCGCCACATCCGGGTGAGCCCCTGCATATTGGGCTGCAAAGTTATTGGCCAGAGCAAAGTCATCTGTGCCGGAAAGAAGTTTCTCCTGCCTGAGGTCCAGCGCTCTGTCTTTCATCCAGAACTCCCCAAGCCTCCAGTTTCCTCCATTTTCCTTAGCCTTGTCAATAACCCCCTTGGCCATCTTCTGCACAGCCTTTTTATTATCCCCACTCACGATGTAAACCAGGTTCCCTTTGTCATTGAGAATGGCTTGCCGGAGTGAGCCCTGCCAATAATGGCTAATCCCGTAATGGCCTTTTCTTAGGGGGAACAGCTTGGAATCCGGGATGTGAAGTTTCCCCGCACTGGTGGTGAGTTCCTGGATAGCCTTGTCGTGGAGGGTATTCAGCGCGCGAAGGGTATCCAGCCCATCAGCTCCAAGGGCATTGACCAGCTCCGGCCGAATGAGCACATCACTGAAAGGAATCTCATCATCTATGACTTTAAGGAGGGTGTCAAACCCTTGAGGATTCTTCGTGGCAAGTTGCCTTACCATATTCGCGAAAGCCTTAGGGTCATCCCTCTTAATCCCCCCAGAAACCACCTTGAGAAGGGAATCCTCCCCAACCTGCGGCCGGCCATAGACAAGTTCCTGCGCTTTTCTCCTCGCATTGTCCCGGGTGTTCTGCGCCACGGCATATATTTTCCTGGCCAGCGGGGAGTTCTTAAATTTAAAGACTGTGGGATAGAAGTTCCTCTTTGCAAAGCTAGCCACATTGCCTATCAGCTCCGAGTCCTCAATCGCACCCCAGCCAAGTTTTCGGGCAATATTCTTAGCTCCTTGAAACCCCTTGGCCTCTGCGAGGGAGGGAATATCAGTGCCATCACCTAGGGTGTCTGAGAATCTCAGCGCCCTGTCTAGCACGGCATCGGAGTCCCCAATCCCTTTATAAACAGTCTCCGGGTCTCTCCAGGCATCGGAGTTGGAAATCTTGAGGAGGTTCCCCTGCTCTGGAATAAAGTGTGCAGGGTCATCTGTTTTGGCCACAAACCAGTTGCCCTCTTTACCAGTCTTCCGGGCGATGACATAGAGCCCATCTTTTTCCTTCCCTAGTCTCCAGCCATTACCCACCTCGGCAAGGTTCCCCTGGATGGTATTATCCAACCGGGTGATGGCCTTTTTCCCCTGGGCACTGACTAACCGAGGAAATTGTACATATTCCAGCCAATCCTCCGTAAGCGTGCCATTACCCTTCAGTTCCCCAACCGTGCGTTCCAGTTCGCTCAAGCTCTTAAACCCGATTTCTTTATTAGGAGAGAACGCCCGGCTTCTTACAGAGTTCGTCCCCCGGAGCACTGAGTTCAGGGCTTTCCACTTTTCACTTCCCTCCAGTTCCCCAATCATATGGTCTCGGGACTCTTCTCGAATCCTGCGTTCCAGGCCTAGGATGGTATTATTGAGCTCCCCCTCTAGTTCCGGTTCCACAGTGCCTACCTTTGCCCGAGCATTGCGAAGGTTCTGTTGCCAGGAGTTCTTACTCGAGATATCTGCGAATTGTTTAGGCACACGGACACGTTTTCCTCCGGAGGCAATCCAACCTAGACCACCTGCCAGCACTCCTCCTGCACCGATATCCACCAGTGCTTCCGTGGTGCGCTCCCCGAGGGAACCTCCCTCCCATTCAGGGTTTGCAGTTTGAAGTCCCAAACCTATGGCTTGCCGTCCAACCTCTATCGGGGCAAGCAGGGCAGCCTCACTTCCCAACCTAGAAAGAAAAGGTGCCTTGGCAGTGTTTTCCACGCTTGCTAGTCCTCGAGCCCATTTTCCATAGCGAGTCCCTTTGGCCAACACACTTGCAGCTTTAGCCGTCCCTGCTGCGAGGGGTGCCACCTGGGAAATAAACGCCGCCTTAGGATTCTCCGCCTCCCATTCTTGCACATCCTCGTCCGGGTTATCTAGCCCAAAAAGGCCTAACGTAGAGTTCCACGTTAGGCTCTTAGCCAGATTCTCAAAATATTTCAGCTTGTCTTCCATATCACTCTCCTTGAATCATTTGCAGACCCTGGATATAATAGTTCTGCATAAATGGAATTTGAGAATTCTTGTCCTGGAGCAAGAGGCTTTGCTGTTGCGCCCTTTGCATTATCTTCTTCGGGGTCATCCGACTGAGTTCCTTATCCGACATCTGGGCTAAGTCACTTAGCGCAGCATTCTGCCCGAGGGTTCTTGCCTCACCCTGTTTGTCTACTTGTTCCCAGTGGATATTCCCGTTGGCATCCCGCCAGTAGGTTTTATTTCCCCCTAGTGCACGAGGTTGCATAGCCTGCCATTTAGCCAGGGCCATATTGGCCTGCGCGAGGGCATTTCGTTGCCGCATTTCCTCCTTTGCGAATTCCTGAGCCACCTGCCATCTTTCCGCAGACGCACGGGCTTCTTCAGTAGCATTCTTAGCATCCGTGACAGATTTGTTACCCTCAGCCGTAATCCGGTTCATTTCATTCACGGCCTTGGAAAAGTCAGGGAGCCTGCCAGAAAAGTCCGCGTTGGCAAAACCTGCCGCGAGAACATCCCAGACATTGTAGGGAGTTCCCTCATACTGAGGGGCTTTGACCTTAGAGGTGTCAATATCTCTCATCCCTAGGTTTATCTCCGGAAAGGGAATCCCCTCACTCCCTTGACCTCCGGCCACCATTCCAGCACCACCTCCCGGGCCACCCTGAGCAAGGTAAGTTTCCAGCCAGGTTTTCTTTGGAGTTCCCTCCTTGTCTTCCCCAGCACCGAACAAACTCAGAATATAATCCCCGATACTTTCCCCTGTATTCGCGGCCCAGGAGATTCCAAATTCCCCCGCGTTCTGAGGGTTTTCTGCAGCGTGGTAAATATAATCCCCTGTGGCGACAGCGGCACCGAAAGGGTCAACAACGTGCTGGCCAAGGTAGGGCAACCTATCCGTGTTCCTATTGGGGAGTTCACTTCTGTCCTTTATCAGCCCCTCTTTTGCACCCTGCTTAGCAAGACCCTGATTGATGGCCTGAGCAACTTGCCTACCCTGTTGAGCCAATTTGTAGGGAATACTATTTTCCACCCGGTTCTGAACCTCTTCCTGGGAGAAATATTCCCGTATCTGATTATCTAAAAAATTTGGAATCAAATCAACCATCTGTCATCTCCTTAACCACCTAGTCCAAAGATACTAGAAATCATCTTCAAATCCGAGCCCAGGCCATTATATCCACCTTGAAGTCCTGCAACCCACGGGTTGGTTTGTTTATTGTAGGCCGCTTGACTCGAGCCCATTGCACTACCATAGGCCATAGCCAAATCCCACAGGTAATTGGTCTTGGCCATATCAGCCTGCTGCTGTTGATTGGCAGCATTGACGAGCAGGTTATTCGCCGCTGTGCCGGTGTTGAGATAATTGCTGACCGAGTTGGCATCGGCACCAAGAAGTGCTGGGGTTTGTGCCCTCTGATTAGCAATGTCCGCCGCAGCCTGAGCAACAATCTGATTTTCCAGGTTTTCCTGAACCCGCTCCCGAGTGAGGTAATCTCTACTTCCACCATAGGCACCAGCATCAATAGCCGCACTTCTCGCCGCCGGGATAAGTTCATCTCGGGTCTGTTTAATCAGGTTATAGGTTTCACCCTCCAGTTGTGGAGCAATGCTTTCCGTAGCCTTTCTATACCCCAGCCCAAGACTATTCGCGGCCTCGTTTCCCAGATACTGATTATATGCAGAATTCCTCCCTGCAATCTGATTCGCAAAATTTATATTCCCTGAAATACCCTGTTGAAGTTCTGGGATGTAATCCACCCAGCCTTCCTGCGCAGCTTTGTAGGCATCTCTAATCTGATTCCGCACTCCATTAAGCTCAGCCGCATAGGCAGCGTTCGCCTTGTTCTCGGATTTCGCGTTAGAGTGCCCTGTAATAGCACCAACAACACTACCCATTGTCAAACTCCTTTACACTAACTAGACAAACAATATTGTTAAACTTACTAAATCCCAGTGGACGAAATTTTAAAAGCCTGGCCATTTTGAGCGCCCGGAGGTTATTCACCGGGGTCAGGCCATAGAACTTCGGCACCCCCAGGATTTTCCTCGCCACAGGCAGAACCTCCTGACAAAACCTCAGGGCATTCCAAACATCTACCCTAGGCAGGCAAGTCCAGTGGGCCTCGGCCCTACCATTCCCCTGGAGGAAAAGTGCATAGCAGCCATATCTTCTCAGACAAACCCACTTCACACCCAGGGCATCCAAGTCCACCTCAAATAGCCAATTTGCTCTATCCTTGGGGACTGTATAAAACCCATCCACTGTCTTCATCATAAACCCCTAGGTAAATTTTCCCGTCCTTTTTAACCCTAATCTGGTCGCCGTCCACTGCAGGAGGAAGGCCATTTCTCGGCTTGCTGGAGTCCCAAATATACAACCCTAGATTTACCACCTGCGGATTGGCCTGTTGGGCGCGGAGATTCCCTACCACAATTGCAGCCCAGGAACGCCAATCCTGATATTCCTCCGGACTTGGGAGGTTTGAAAAATCTGTCATCCTAGAGTCTCCCATTCATTTGCTGCCCGAAGAATTCCAGGGCAGATAGTTTCCAAATAGTTTCCGCGCCAACATCCTCAATCCGTATGCGGAAAAACCTTCCTGTGATTCTCGTCCAGCAAAGGTTATCCAAATTACTAAGAGGAAACCAGTCAGTCCATTTAATCGGGTCTTCGAGGCGGTCTCTCCAACCCAGCTTAATCTTCGCCGTGGAGGAGCCTGAGTTCTTCATCTCTGCATTGAATGTGTCTATGTATTTATGCCCTCGGGTATTGAGCTCAATATCCTTACTTTCAATCCAGAGTTCTTGGTCTCCCTTATTAGTGGAAATCAACTGCCCATCAACGTAGACATTTCCTAAACCTGACACCATATCTTGCCTCCATAGGTTACCTGCCCATAGCCCTCATAGGTCATTCCAATCTGCCCATCAGCATCCTCAGGCAGGGGAAGTTTACCCTCTGCCTGGCCCTGGTTCAGGGCATTCTTAAGGTCATCCACATAGAGCGTGCCGTCGCCCGAGACCCAGTATTGTTCCCAGGCACAGTATCTGTCCCAGTCGAGCAACGTCCAAGTGTTATTTCCCAGATTAAACCCAAAACAAAGCAACTCGGCATTATTCGCACTCTGCACTGGGACGAAGAAAAAGACGTGCTGGAGAATTCCCCAGGCCGCGCAAAAACAACTTCCTGTGCGGTTTAAATCCAGACGCTCATTTAACGTCGCGCCAACTCGCTCATTATCAACAAAGGTGATGCCACTACCATCAGATACCCAAATGCCATTAGGCCCAAAGGCAAATATACTCTTGTTGGCCACACAGATTGAACGGGAGTTCCAGCATCCTGCACCCTTATACAACAGCCCATAGCTGAAAATATAAGGGCGGGAGATGTAGCTTACCTTGACAACCTCTCTATTTGTGCAGAGGAGCATAAAGTTATCCAGCGCAACACCACCAACCAGTTCCCCCTGGATGTCCCTAATAAACAGGTCGCCGGCCATATTCCCCTGCTCAGGAGTCCAGTAGTCCGGGTTATCGTCATCAGACCAGAGCACCGAGTCCGCGCAGACAGCAACCAGGAAGTTCTTACACTTGAGGAGGAACTTAGGCACATAACCCCTAGCTGTGAAGTTCTCAACTTCCTGCATAGTGCTATAAGGCCAGTACGCAGGGTTCTTTTCCTCCGTAGGTTCGCCGGTTTCATCCAGGATGAATTGGTTGTCATCCCTAGGTTTCCACACCCAAAGCTTCTCCCCGTGAACAGCATAAACCCACTTACCAAACGGCTGGAAACTCCAATCCCCTGAGGCAACGTGCCCTTGAGGGGTTACGTCAATTATCTCCGCTGTGGTAAGTGAATAGGTTAGTACTGAACTGGTCGTGCCAAGGAAGATTAAATCACCAGCACCGCAAATAGCGTTTACAGGGACACCTGCTGACATCAACGGAATTTGCCCGGGCATAGGCTGGAGGGTTCTATCTATAAAGAGCACACCTCTCCCATCCTCCCAGAGAATAGGCTTCTGGTCGGGTAAGTCAGGCGTATAGCCTGAAGCCAGCTCGTCAATTCGTACTAACCTTTCACTCATTTCTTTTCCTCTGGTTTGGTTAATTCTTTCGCAAGGTCAATAGCTTTCTTCCCTTTGGCAATGTCCTCAGGAGTAGCATTGCGCACGTTGAGAGCCAGAATAGCCAGCAGCTTTTTCAGCCAACCAGCACCTGGAATAAGGGCACAAAGAGCAGAACTACCAACCACCACACTACCAACAATAGTAGCAAGAGGCTCAAAGTTCTCAGAAACGTAACTAAAAAATTCATACATTCTAATCCTCCAGTTCAAAGTGGGGTTTATCAACGAGGGACTTCCACGTTCCACCCCAGGTTATATTAAGTCCTAGCTTCCCAGCGCAATAGCCTAGGTAAAAAGCCAGGACGTTCCAAGCGTTCGAGTCAGAGTCAATCAACCCCTTTTTAGTCTTAGGGCAAGGCCAGGGATAGAGGTCAACAGCCAGGCCCTCGAGATGTTTAGACTTGAGGGTTTTACTCACCCCGGTAGCCACGTAGGCTTTCTGAGTTTCCTCAGTTCTCAGCCCCTCAATCACCGAGAAATCCACATAGTACAAAGCCTCGTGGATGAGGGCAACCAGTCTAGGGTCAACGCCAACTAGCCGCTCCTGGCTCCTCTGACTCAGTTTGTATGGTTCTTTTCTTCTCTGCATGGAATCGTTCAATCCTCTCAAAAATAGTAGCTTGGTCAATCTTGATTTGAGTCAGGGTCTCGAGCATTTTGTTCTGATTCCCTATGAGTTTCTCAATCGCCTCATTTGTGGCATAGTTTTTGACCAAGCTAAGGTTAATCATTTGGATTTCCTTGCGCAGAGCAAAATACTGCGAAAGTATCCAGCTAAGTAAGATTGCATTTAGCGACCAAATTATTTCCAAATATCCTGGCATAGTTGTCTCCCTCTTTTATTCCAAAATAGTGGAAAAAGGCCTACCTGTCAAGATGGAATTGAGCAGAGTGTCAACCATCCGAAAACCCAGAACCCTGAAAAGAATTCCGCCAGGGCTGTGGAGCGATTAAATGGGGAGGGCAGGACATTTGCAACCCAGGGGGACAGTTCAAACAGCGACCAGCAGAAAGCATAGATGTTGGCGATGGGCAAACCTACAAGAAGCCACATAGGGTCGCGAAGAATGAGAGCCACTAGGAGCATCGGGCAAGAATACCTGAGGAACATATAGAGAAAATCATAGCAAAAATCATAGGGCTTAGCACCAACCTTAGAGTAGAGCCAATCCAGGGGATAGTGATACCATCTCTCTTTATACCGTTCTACCGTCTTGGAGTCTGGCTCTCCTCCCCTACCGAGGTCAAAACAGCATCCGTGTCCGCGAGACCAAAACTGGAATTGTAACCAAAGGAGGATTGGAATTCCCAAGGCTAAGTTGGACATATCCAGCCCTAAACAAAGTCCCATCCCAGCTACCATCAACACAGTCTGCACACCGCGACCGCTAAGCAGGGGCACCTCTTTCCAGCCCCCACCAAACAGCCTCCTGAGAAAGCCACCGGCCAAACCTGCAATCAAAAATTGTAAAGCATCAATCATCTTAGAATCTCCTTTCTCCCCTATCGTGGAGCAAGAAAAAGAGCCTGTCAATATTCAAATCAACAGGCTCTTAAATCAGGCTGGAGGGTTTCCTGATTATTCTGCACAATGCATTGCGAGGTAATATCTTCGGAAGACCCCACTTCTTACAAAAGGTGTTCCACTGAGAATACATTGAGTCTGAAGAGATAAGTTTCTTGAGCATAGCCTGCGAGGCCATAGCTACTAAAGATTGAAGATTAAACATTTGTGCCTCCTTTGTTATTACAAGAAAAGTATGGCACGAAAATTAGATTTTGTTGTGTCAATATTGTGGAGAATATGTGCAAGGCCTGAAAGTCAACAGGCCTAAGGAAAATTTGAATTGGGTATAAAAAGAGGGCTGGGACGGCGCATTTCCAAATGCAATTCCGTTACCCAGCCCTAATCAATCAGCCCGAGCCATTTTAATGTTGCCCTGAGTCGGTTCAGGGCTTCAGTCATCTTATGACTATGTGAGGATTCACTCATACCCAGGTCTGTCGAGGCGTGAAGTCGCTGTTGCTCTTCACAGTATCTTTTCAAAATCATCCTGGCTTTTTGAGTGCTCAGGCCTGACTTTTCCAAGACCTCCTAGATTTCTCCTTTCCCGTGGGACTTCAACCAGGACTTGAAAGCACAAAGTCCTGGTTGATATTTCCTAGGCATCTTTCTTTCCCTTACCAGAGGATTTACCCTTATTAACAGTGATGGTGATTCCAGAGTTAGATGCAACCATCCTGCCTCTAGGAGTCCCCTTAGCTCCACCGAAGGACTTTCCAGAATATTTCCCTTTCGAGGTGGAGGTTTTCCCTGAATTTCTAGATATTGTAGGCATAGATTATTCTCCTTTCGAGATTGTGTAAACCTTGTTAATCACAACATCCTCGAGGAAAAGGATTTTCTCCTGAAGAGTTGCAATCCTCCAAACAAGCCAGCCCGCGGTAACAAGCATCAGGAAAAACCCAAAAACCAGCACCCGGGTGATTGTATTAGCATTGCCTACAATCAGTGGCTCGATTTGTTGTGAATGGCCAGTCTGAATAGAAATATTCGGATTAGCCTGTGAACTATTGTTCGTTCCAGAATCCATTATAACACCTTTCAGTTTGTTTCAACACCTCCACAATACAAGATAAAAGGCTCCTTGTCAAGGGCCTTTTGTTAGTTCTTCTTGCATTGGTATCGGGTCGTGGAGCCCGAGGTTACCTTGCGAACTTTGTACTGGTAGGTTACATAGTCCGCGCCGATGAAGTTAGGGAGCTTGGTGTCTGAGGTGTTGACCTTGCCATAGATTTCAATACCAGCAAAACCTGCCTCAGCAGCATCAGAACCCCCAGAACCATTGGTAGCACCTACAAAGCCAAAGCGGAGGTGTTTGCAAGGAGTGTTGGTGCTGACGTTGATAGTGGTAATGCCGGACTTCTCAGAGGAGAAACCATCAAATTCCCCATATTCAAAATAGTTCACTCCATCAACAGAACCCTGGAGTCTCAAGGGGTCAGGATAGACTACATAATTTGACCTATTACGGAATACCACCTTGGTAGGAATGAACAGCTTTCTGTACCTGTATTCAATCCAAGCACCTGCACGATGACCATCAGCATCCTCCCATTCCGAGGTATTGTCCCCATCAAAAGCATACCACATCAAGGTTGAGCTCTTTTCGCCTGAGCCGGTAATGACTGTTACTCGGTCCTCAGTACTATTCTCATCCCAGGACACGGCATAAGGAGCCTTACCACCATTTCCAGCATAAATAACCAAACGCTGAACAAGAGATGGGTAACTGTTTCCATTAGCATCAGGACGGATACACACTCTCAGCTTAGATACATTATTTCTGGTGAAACTATAAGACCTAGTCCCTGATGCATTCGTAGTTGAAAGGTCATATTTTAATAGAACAGGAGAGCCTGAACTCATATCATAGAAAGCCACGCCTGTAACATTAGAATAATATCCACCTATCACAGGGCAATACATTTCAACTCCCGTGATGTTCTTAGCTCCTGGAAAGACAATATCCAGCACAGTAAAAGTTTTACTCCCATTGTTGATAATCCAAGCCTTATTTGATGCTTGTTCTCCTCGGAAAGCTGTCCACACTTGGTCAAATCTCTGAATAGCCGCTGAGCCCCAAGTCATAACCCCTGCATCTGTCATAGTGCCACCGGAAAGTTTCGGGTCAACAAACTGAATTTCCCCAGTGTTAGAGGTGTTGGAGGTAAGCCTCGGGGGAACCCACTCCCAGCCACCTGCGTTCCAATTCCGCCGGTAATAGGACGGAATGGCCATAGCCTTGTAAACTGCCATCATCATTCTCCCAGGATAGAGTTAACCACGGATGTGTCAGGGAGGGATTCCTCAATATAGGGATTCTCTTCCCGAATCTTGGCGACAAGCTCAGAGCGCTGGACAAGAAGATTCTGAATTTCCTGTTCAACCTCAGGACTCTGCACCTCATCTCTAAGGCGGGAAATTTGAGAGGTCAATGGGTCAACAGTCCCACGATAGAGCATCTCTCGCGTGGAACGAATAGCCTCATTCTTCTCGGCAATAGAGGGTTCCGGCTGGTCCTCGAACCAGACTTTTTCAGGGTCTTCTTTAATAATCCTACCTAAGTTTTCAGGCAGGTTTACAAATTCCGCATACTGCTCATCAGTATAAGGTTTATATAAATATTCCATAGGATTCTCCTTTCAAAATTTTGGGTGGATTGAGCAGGGTGGACAATTTACAATGTCTGGTACTGGCTATGACCTCACGTTCAATACACCTTTCACTACAACAGATTACACGTTCCTGGCTATTAAAACCGATGTAACAGGTGGGTATCAATACGATGCTGTTAATGGTTTCACAAACAGGACAGTTAAAGGTGGCCACGTTTACTCCTATAGTAAAGGACTTAATGACTGGAGGGCTTGTGGATACTAATATCCACAGGCATACCAGCTAGCTGTTAGATTATTCATAAGATAATCTCGCATAATGAAATTTTTAGTTGTTTTCTCTGTCGTGTGAGCATAGGCAACATCATTCGTATTACCATTTATTATCCAGTTTACATAATAACTGGTTTCTTGAAAGGGTGTGTTTAAGGTTACAGTGTATGAATCTGCATTTATAGCAACCGTATCTCCACCCTGCTCAATCCACCCATCCGAGTACTTCGTATACCAGTTATTTCCACTTCTCCAGGTCGCAGTTACAATCCTCTTGGTTTCCACAAACTCGTTCGCGTGCACCATATCAGAGATGGATGAAAGAATAGTCCCGACGTCAATATTCTCCACGTTGGTAATGGTGTTGCCTACCTTATAGTAGCGCAGGAGATTCTTACTTTGTGGGCGAACACGGGCGTTATCTCTATAAGGAGAAACACCTGAAAAAGCGTGATTACTTCTATTAGCATTAAAAAGTATATTACTTTCTTCACCCTCAGCTCTTCCCCCGCCACCACCATACTGTCCTTTAAATTTAGCAGTTATATAAATAGCTTCAGTTGAAGAATTTACGTTACCCCTAGTATTACCTATAGAAGCAAGTTCTCCTCTGATATTAGGCAGGGTTTCATCCCATATATTGCCAATATATCTAGTATCTTGTGTAGGTAAATCATAAGTATACCAGCTACCTCTAAGGCAAATAATTTTTGCATTAGTATCTAGCACGTGCCCCAAGGAATCACCAATGGCGCTAGACGCACTATTATATACATCCGTAGTAACAAATCTCCACCCAGTAACAGCATCAGTTCTCACCGAGTAGGTCTTACCATAGTGCGTTTCATTCGCGGCAGTACTTCTATCGTAGGCCGCTTTCATAGCACTCCAGAGGCTGGTATAGGTGTTTCCACTCAGCGTTGACCCCGCCAAGGCCCAGCCGATAGCCGCATCACCGGAAAGCTTATAGTCCAAATCAATGATTGCCAGCAGCGGGAGTTGAGCGCCACCAACCCTGTCAAGGATATCCCAGTTTTCATTCAAAGGTAAATCCCAATCAAAGTCCCCTTTTTCAGGTTTATTCAACCCAAGCGTGGGAGTCTTCTCATATCCGTCCATCTTCTATTCTCCTACTTTAATTTCCCAGGTTACCCGAATAGGAACCCCGTTCTTGATTGTGAATTGCTGGAGGGGTAAGAACCGTGCCAGCATAGTATTGCCATCTGCCTGGGATTGAAAAAGCCCAATCTCCAGACAATCCTTAGTTCCCTGTCCGGTGTAGGTAAACGTGCCCATCCAAGAGAGTACATTGCCCCACCTTTCAACTGTGCAAGGAATCGTGGCAACCGTAGATCCCTGGAGTCCTGTCATTGAGTCGGTCGTGATGGCAGCAGAATCTCCTAGGCGAAATTCCGAGGGGAGTTTCACAGTATTCCCCTCGAGGATTCTCTGCGCCAGGAGCACCAACCCACCAGTAACCACCCTGTTAGCACCCCAGGCAAGGAGCTTCCCCCCACCCTGGGAACCCTCCCAGACCTCTACCTTACCAGTAACAGTTCTGTCCATCTTTCCTCCTTATGCCGCAGAGGCATCGTTGAATTGATAAGTCCAAATGATTTTAATTTCATCCTTGTCCTTTTTAGTATAGGTTCCCGTAACCGCACGGCTGAAAAGGATACCACCACTAGCCGCAGTGAAAATACCTGTTTCTTCCCAAACACCAGTGCCAACACCAGCCGCAAAGGTGGCAGTAAATTTCACCGTGCCGTTGGTCTGTTCAACCTCCTCAAAGGGAATCCTCGCGAGCTGGGACCCTTTCAGTCCTACATCCGCCAAGCTCGGAGCGACGTTAGAAGTCCCAACTGCAATGTGGCTTGGTGCAGTGGGGGATTTCTTCGAAACAAACTTGGCAATTTCATTCAAACCAGTTTGCACAAACATATTGTGGACTTTGAAAACTGTTTTCCCTGTCTTCAGGTCAATAGCTTCAAGAGTGCCACAGCAACTTACAGAATTCTTTTTCATAACCCATATTCTCCTATACCATAACCTGAAATTCCATAGCCGAAAGCAACGAGCAGCTCGGTGGAAATATTACAGGTAGCTGTTGATTTAATTTTATGAAACGTTTGCAGGATATCAGAGGAAAGTACCTGGGAGGAAATAGGCTTGGATACCCTGAGCAGGCAGAGCCCTCGGGAAAGCAGACTCTCAATGAAAGCAGTCTGGAGAGACAATGCCTTAGATGCTTTGCAGTCCATCCCCTCAGAACCCCTTTCCAGCAAGGAAGTCCAGATGGAACTTTCCCGGGCATCAACCCTGGCCTCTGGTTTGATACTTGGCAGGGCTTTCATCAAGTCCCCAACCTCAATCCCTTGCTCAATAATCTGCTTGGCCATCGTGTAGTAGTCTGCCACAATCCCAGCCGCCTCGCGGATATCCTTAGTTCCCAAAAGCACAAAGCTTTCTTTCCCTTTCAATCCATCACTGAGCTCAGTATAGGTAGAAAGAACCACGCTGTCAAGATTCTTCATTTCAGTCTGCCCATAGAGGTAGTGCACGGCATTGAGGTCAAGAACCTCTGAGCCAAAAAGAGCATCCCGCAGGGAAGTCAACAGGCTTTGTTGGGTATCTGCCAAGAACCCGCTTTTAGCCAGTGCCCTGAGAATCCATTGCACTCGGGTTTCTGTCCTAAACCAGCCCACGAAATCATCCCTATTCATCACGATAGTGATATTAAAAAGTCCCTCATCCACACAGACCGGCTTGTCAATATACCTCAGATACTCAGTTTTCTGTTCCTCAGAAAAGCAATGTGGAAGGTCTGCCTGGGTATTCCTCCAGCTCGTGTCCGTGCCGGGAAGCAGATTCACAAGCACCGGAAACCCAGAAGTCTTTCCAACCTCCCTCCCGGAAAAGCCCCTAGGACTGATGGGGTCCCAAGGGCTGCAAGGTTTATCCGTCTCAGCCATCCAAACCTCCAAACGTCCCTGTGTCCGTGGCTCGGCGAAGTTCAGCATCCGCAATGTGCAGGGTCTTGATGCCAAGTTCTGTAAGCGGGCCATAGAGTTCCCTCCAAGCTGGTTCCCGGCAAAAAGCAGCGAGGTTTTGCATAGTCAACCCAAGCAGGGCTTCCTGGCCATACTTCAGAATAGGCGAGGTTCTCTCCCCTGTCATTTCACTTTTCAGCGTGAACGCATTATACCAGAGGAACCCTCGAGTCTTATCCTGGATACCATTCGGGAGCCAGAGCCACCGAACATTCTGAATCCAATAACCCCAGGCATCCGAGCCTCCACCACTCAGGGCAAAGCTTTCCGGGTCAAGGGCCTGGAGGTTATCCATACAGGAGGAGAAATCTGAGGTCGAGATATTCAGGGTGATAACCGACTTGAAATCCTCGGGAAGTTCCAGGATGTTTGGATTATCCAGGGTCTGGTCAATTTGAAATTCCAGAAGCTTTTCATTCCATTTATAACTCCAGTTCTGTTCCAACGAGCGGACAGCCTGGAAAACCTTCCCCGGGATGACGTCTTTCAGAGTATCTCCCTTGTTTGCCTCAAGCAGCACCATATCAAAGAATTCTTGCCAAGTTATATCAGACATAAGCCGTCCCCTTTCCAAATGAAAACACAAAAGAAGCCCTGGGCCTCACGAACCTCAGGGCTTCAAACCAAACCGAAATTAGGCGCCAGTGCCACCGCCAGATGCCGCACCAACAGCCTCGGTCTTGTAAACCCGCTCTTTGGCTTTGGCCAGGTTCTTGATAAGTCCGTGGTCTTCCAACTGTTCAATCTTGATAGAACATTCGGCAATATACCCAGACTTCTCACCGTCCATTCCGACCTCGGTCAAATTCGGTTCATACTTCAAGTCACGGTTGCGCAGGTAGACATACTTAACGTGAGCCATATCCAACACAAATGCGTAGGAGTCAAACCCATAGACCGGGGATGAAGTATCCAGGCCGGAAGAAGTGCTCTGACTAAACAGCGGGCAGGTTTTGAATACCAGCGTGCCGAACGGAGTAGTCAGACGAGATACCGTCATACCATACTCTTTCGTACTCGGTTCCCAGCGCCACGTTGAACCCTCAGACTGACGAATAATTTTCTGAATGGTCAACAAGGCCAAATCCCCACAGAACACCATCTTTTCAGATGAACCATACTTGAAGAGGTCTTTCATCCAGCTTTCCAAGTCATCGTAGCTCACACCTTCCGTTTTAGCAGAGGCATCGAAGATATTCTCTGCAGGCAGTTGGTCCAGAATACCGCCCATAAAGCGTCTCGGCTTACCATTGAACGTATCCTGGAATCTCTTACCAAACCAGAACGAGCGCTCAATATCAATGGAGATATATTCCAGCGCCTCACGCTTGGCCTCTTTCAGTGCATCGCCAGTTCTCAGTTCTGTTTCCTTGGCCGTGCCAGTCATTTCCAGCGTGCGACGGAAGATTTGAGTATAGTTATACCGTTTGAACGGGTCATAGGCCTGTCCGGTCGGCGGCAGGGAGCCTTCTTCAAAAGCCGTGCCGATAACCAGGAGCTGGTTCTTATCCCCAATGTTGACAGCAGTCGAGCCTGCAACTCCGCGGGTCAAGGTCAGAGCCGTATCTGATGTCGGGTCAGCCTCAACCTGGAGAATTTCCTTGGTAGCCTCGTTGTACAACAGCGTACCTTTGACAACAACCTTAGCATCCTTGGCAACGGTAACCGCCTTGGTACTCGTCGAGGCAACTGCACCATTTACCTGGAGGCGGCGCGCATCGAGGCGCTTTTCAAACCAGTTAAATTCCGGGTCAGTTACAGATTCTTTCTTCATCTTAGAGGTCAGCGCAAAAAGCGGAAACTCTCCATTCGGGTACTGGAGGAGGATACCCTCTCGCCAGTCCTTAGGACGAACTTCAGCAGGACTGAAATTCTCCGTAGTTCTTAAGCCAGTAATAGCCATTTTTGGTTCTCCTTAGTAAAGTTAAAAATCAGAATTCAAAACATCCAAAATTGCATCTGTGGAATTCGGGTCTGGGGTTGAGGCTTTCGCAGGGGCGGGACTTGCCGGGGTCAGGGCAGGTGGATTCTTCGCAGGAGTGGGAACAAAACCAGCACTCTGAGCATATGCCGCAAGGAGCTGTTTAACTCTCTGCCCGACGAGGTTTTTCACCTGGGTATTCCAGACCTTGGCACCTGTTTCTTGAGCAACACCCTGGATGGTACTCCGAATGATAGGAGTAAGTTCAGGTTTGTTCAATTCAGGGAAAGTTTTGAAAAAGTCATCCCTAATGGTATTTCTGGAGGAGGTTTCCTTTTCCCTGCGAGATACCAGATAGTCCACCGCACGTGGAATGGCCTGGAATTGTTCCTTTGTCCAGGAGCCCAGAGATTTCAGAATGTTGTTGTGAACAGTCATTGAAATCCCCGAGGCAAAAGCCTGCAAACACGCAATCCGTTCTTCCTCAGTTGCGTCTTGGCCAAATAAGCCAGCATAGAGCTTAGGAGAAATATTATAGGTATAGTCCTGAGGTTTCCTCTCAGCAAATACCTTGGTGTCCTCGTCCTCCTCAGGTTCCCCTTTGTTGGGTTTCCCTTTCGGCTCTTTTTGACTCTGCAGGTTCTGCTGATTTTGCAGTATCTGCATCATCAAAGTTCTAAGCTCAGCATCAGACGGGGCAGGGGTGGCAGGGTTTCCATTAGAACTTCCCTGCTGTTGTCCTACCGCTCCCTCTTGGGTGGTGCTCGTAGGTTCTACAGGAGAAGTAGCTGTAGAACTGGTTGAACCGCTTGAGTCAGTGGACTCAGAATCTGTAGAACCAGAGCCCTCCGAAGAGGTGTCTGATGCCGGGCTAGAGGGCTCGGAATTTTCATCAGAATTCTCAGAAGAACTTCCCTCAGAGGGAGAGGTATTCTGAGAAGGGGTCTGGGATTCCGAACCGAACTCTAAGTCAAATGTTGCCAGGATGTCATCCACCGAGTTCCCAGCGGGAGCAGTGGCTTCCTGGTTTCCATTCTCTATATCACTCATATTGCCTATTCCTTATCTTCCTCCAGGCGAGAGTTCTGGGTCTCAGCCTGGGCGATTAAACTCTCCACAAGGTCGCGAACACTCAGAACCCCTTGTGTATAGTTTTGAATCTTGATAGCTCTCACACGACCATCGTCCGTGGAGATATCTATACTAGAATATATATAAAGTTTATCCGAGACTGTCAACTCCAGAAGTTCCAGAAAAAGAGGAAATCTTTTATCAGTCAGAAGTCCAACCAACATTTCCATCTCGGTTTTACTAAACGGCTGGGAACGCCCTTTGGCCAGGGAGAGAAGACTCTCCCTCAGCCGGCGTCCACGCCACCAACTAAAAAGCTTGTGTAGCATTGGCAATATCTCCTACAGGGACGAGGTTACCAGCCTGCGCTTGGGCAAGTACCTGGTCATTTGGCATATGATTGAGGCGGAACTGGTCAATGTTCTCAGCACCACCCAGCCGGGCAACAAATTCAAAAATCCTACCCACATCATATTGCTGAGCGAGGGCCTGGTTTCCAGCCACAAAGGTCAGAGCCTGCTGCCAGATGTCAAACAGGGCAACCTTGTCCAGTGGCAGCGAGCCATCGTGGACTGGGAAGTAGAAATCCCCAACCACGGACTCAGGATTGATGCTCACCGGAAATGAGGAGCCATCATCCCCAACCACCTGGATGCAGAAATCCTCAGAGAGGAACTGCTGCAGATTCAGGGACATCTGTTTACCCAACTGGGAAACGCTCGCCCCGGAGATGAACTGTGCGTGAGATGCCAGGCGTGAAGAGGCCGCCTCAATAGTGGCACGGATTTCAGTAGCAGTTTTTCTCCCGCCGGAATCCTGCTGTCCCCGCATATTATCAGTGATGGCGGAAATGTCATTAGCAATGCGCATAAGATTCTGCATATCCCCAACGTGGCCAGAAGTAACATCACTCACCACAATCTGCTTGAAGTAGGTATTCAGATCTACGCCGAAGGCCCTAGGTTTCATCCGGATTAACTTCCCAGGTTTGTCACTCTTGAGGTCTTTTTCCTCCACCATCGAGGGGTCGTAGATAAAGCTGTTATTCACCACGCCCTTGACATTAAAAATGTGGGAGTTAAGGAACCAGGAGATAGAGTTCTGGAACGGAGCCAAGTAATCTGAGATTCCACAGTTCCCAAAGCCATTGCCCAGGGCATAGGGCTCGTTAACCACAACGGGGTGCTGTTGATGGTCAGGAGAGAAAAGTTCAAACCGAATGAACTGAGATTCATTAGCTAGGGTGACTAGGAATTTGTAGGGCTTCTTAGGGTCAACCCCTGGGAGTTCCAGCCCAATTTCCTCCGGAATCAGCTCCACGGTGCCCTCATCTATCTGTACCCAAGGGGAACCCTGGTCGATAGTCGAGAAGTCATATTGGAGATTCAGGTCATTCCCGTTGGCCGCTAGGTTGCGAAGTGAGGGGTTCCCAGAGCGAGGCGTGGACATCCCCTTGATATGGTCAAGCCAGGCATAGGTTTCACCTGCCCTTTGTAGGGTGAACTTCCCGACGAAGCTCCGCCAGTAGACAAATTCTCCTTTCTGGGCCACATCCAGCATAGGTACCCTGGGGTCAGGGAAGAACATAAACGGGTCAATGTTCTCGACCTTGTTGCCCTGGTAGACAGTCCTTGCGGTGCGGGTTTTGAAGGGGTTGCCGGTGAGTGGGTCTTGGACAATGGTTGTCCGAGGCTGGGTTTCCGTAACAAAAGAAGTTTTCAAAATCCCAAGCCCATAGATTTCACCATTGTAGAGCCACTGGGTAAATTCCTTAACCAGGCGACAGTGCTCCGCATTATACTGGAGAAGCTTTTCCATATTGCGAGCGTTCTCCACAAAGTCTGCATTGTAGGTGCCCACAGTGAAGATAGGTTTCCTCCCTAGGAACACCGTGGCCAGGTAGGTAACAATCGTCCGGATGGAGGAAAAAGAATAGGGCACAATAATATTTGCGTCCTGCTTCTTTACCCCCGCCAGGGATTTATCCTGACAGCTTTTCTTGTAGATGGAGTCCCATTCTTGAATCGGCACATAAGCCTGATATTCAAGTTCCCTCTGGTTCCAACGCCCATAGAACTGACTCATCTTCGAGTAGGACTCAGATATCTGAGCCCGGACGCGAGTGAGTAGCTTCTCGTGGGTGTCGCTCCCAGGGGAAATAAATTTTCTTTCAATCTCATTCATAGTTTACATTCCCTGTTGATTTCCCATCGAGAGGGCCTGAAGAGCATTTTGGATAGAGGTCATCGCGGCAGCGTCAGCCTCGTTGGTAGGCTGACCGAAGGAGGAAAGCATCTGATTGAGCATCTCGCCCATTGCCAGGCGGGTTTCAGGGGAAAGTCCCTGGGGAACAACCGCAGGTTGACCAGCCATCATCCCCTGATCACCACCAAACGGGTCAATGCCCTGAGCCACCAGTGCCTGGTCTTCAGGGGAGAGGGCCTGAAGAGCAGACTGAATTGAGGCCGGGCCGGTTACAGGTTGAATTTGGTTATTGAGGCCCTGAAGGCCTTTCGCAGATACAGGCATAGCATTTCCTTTCACAGAGGGGTTGATAGTCAAAAGGGAGGTCAAGAGTCAAATTTGAATGGGACTCTTGACTGGAGAGCCTAGAGCCCTCCACTTTCTCCCGCGTCATCTTTATAATAGGATTCCTCAAGCCCGCTGTCAACCGGAATGGATACAGCTGCCCGGGAGGCGTTCGCAAGGAGGTCAAAGCACATCGCCACCACGTCGAGCTGGTCATCGTGGCCAGATGGGAATTCCGCCATCTGGGACTCATATTCCCCAAAAGCCTGGCGATGATGCACAAGGTGGGCGGAGTACCTGGGCTGGAGGGTTCCGAGAATCCTGGCCTTTTTCTCCGTAGAATAGCGGATTTTCTCCAGCACGAAAAAATCATCCCGCCTGGACATCTCCTCCTGGATGAGGGAAATAAGGCTCTCTTGATAGGCCACCGCCTCCACCCCACAGAGCAGTGGGACTTTCTCACTTTGGCCCTCAGGGGGTCGGGACCAAATATCCCTTAGCCGGAAGAATTCCCTCACTGCCTCGCTAGGTTCCATCCCTCGGAATCCCTCCACCAGCTCTATCTGGAATCGCCCTCCAGGATACACACCAACCACCCCAAAGGCCGCCTGGTCAGCAGACCGCTTTTTGGATATAGCTGGGTCGTGGCAGAGTGCACGGAAGAGGGGGCGCTCAAGAGGGGTTCTCTGGATATCCGAGGGCCTCAGGGACATCGTGTCCTCGCAGACCAGCTTGTTGAAAAGTTCCAGATAGAATGTGCCCAGTTCCCCTTGGCGAGAATACATCTCCTTTTTGAGGGCTATTTTCTCCTGGTTCATATACTTCGGGAAGACTGGTTCGCCCTGCGCATCCAGCACACCCATAACCACAGTGGTAAAAGTGGGGTCTTTCCCCAGGTTGACCAACAGAGCCTCATTGTGGAGCAGCGTGCCGGTGAGGAATATCATAGAGTCCGTCTGGAGTTCCCCGAGGGCTGGCAGCACATCACCCATAAACCAGGTGAGGGTCTTCTTTCTCTGCTCCGGAGTGGCCACGGACTCCTTGTTCTCCACGTCATCGAGGTGGATAATATCCGGCCTTCTCCCATTGACATTCCGCCCGCGGACCTGGCCACCTCGCCCAGTGGCCTCCATAACAAACCCATTGGAAAGGATGAATGAGTCCTCTGCCCAACGGCCATCTCCCTTGAGTTGTCCAAACAGGGAGATGAGTTTATTATTATACTCGAACTCATTCCTGCAGTTGAGAAGTTGCGTGCTCGCGTGGGTGGCGGTCTCACCAATTTTCAGCACAAAGTCACGTTCCTTATAGCACCCCATAAACACGTGAGCTCCGTTGCCAAGGGTGGTCTTGCCGATACCACGAGGCATCATTATTTCCAGGTTCCTCGCGACGCGAAGTCCCAGGGTACCATCCTCTTTCCAGAAGAACAGAGGGGTTCCCTTTTCGGCGTCATTCCAGGGGTCTCGCTTTGCCACGAAGTTCTGGATAATCTTATCCACCTCGCCATATTTGGGCAGGAAGTCTGTCCGGCGGAGGAGCAGGGCCAGATACCCTCGGTGCATCCAGGTGAGGGGTTCATAGAACCAGTGGGAGAGGATGGTGGTGAGGAACTTAGGTGGGTCAAGATAGAGCTCTCTTCTCAAATCCCGCTTGGCTTTTTCATCAAGTTGTGTGGACATTCTTTCCTCCTTTAAAGTTGAAAATTCTCACCAAACCAGTGATAGGTGTAGAAGACCTCCGGGTCTGTGGCCTCCCGAAGTGCCTGGATTTCGTGCTTGGGAGGCCAAATGAGGTTCTTGCACACCTGAACGCAGATAATATCCAGGTCCGGGTAGAGCACCTTGAGTAGGGGCTTGTAAAGCTGACCCATCTGGAGCCAGGCCTCTTGGGTTTGGGTTCTTTTCACCTCAAGGAGCCAAAGCTTTGTCTGGGCAAGGACGAGGAGGTCTACCTGTGCATAGTGCCAGCCAGTGGCATCCTTGAAATGTATCCAGCGGTTGTATACCAGGGACTCCGGGGAAACCAACCGAGCCAGGGCCCGGGCCACCGAGCGCTCAAAGGTTTTCCCCTTGGCGAAGGAGCCCTTGAGGTGGGAAGAGTCCTTGGCAAACGGGCTATCCGACCAGGAACAGAGCTCAAGTCCCCTCACCCGGTGGATTTCTCTAGGCCTGTGAACCATCTTTCACCTCCAGCTTGTCAAATGAGGGAACCACCTCGACATCCCCTCGGTTGGCGGCCTGTCGGAGTTCCCGAAGTTCCTCTGCTGACATAGACACGGAGATGTTCTGGCTTTTGGCCACAGGGCTATACCCCGCGCGGTCAAGGGTAACCTTGGAAAGTTCTATGAGCTGGGAGGTGGAGATGGAATCAGGTTTCTCGGCGAGGCGCTCCTGGATTTCCCCGATGGCATCGAGGGACAGGGTGGCCAGGCGCTTTTGCACATCTGCGAACTGCTCGGTTTTCTGCTTCTGGTAAAAGGCCACCAGGTCTTTGAACGAGGGGTCCCGCTTGAGGATGGATATTCGAGAGAGGGAATAAGAGGTAATCGCACTGACTTCTGTTTCCGAAAGGCCTTGGGCGAGGAGCTGGGCGATTTCGTGGTGGATGCCTCGGAGTTTCGCGATGGTAGGGGCCTCGGAAGTGGGCAGGCCTCCTTCTTCCCGGGCAATGAGGTCCTGGGGTTCAATGGGGCCTAGGATTTCGAGTTCCAGGGCAGAGAGTTTCCTGCCCTTTGTTTTGAATTCAGACATTTGGATTTCCTTTCAGAGGAGGGGGTTAATTTACTCGGGCCTGGTTCTTGCTTCGCGCGAGGCCATTTTTCTTCCATTATAAGGCCGGGGCATTGGGGCTGTCAAGGGGTGGCCGAGTAGGAAGTCCATTTAGTAAGGTGATATTTGCCTTGGGACTATCTAAAATTCTTGCTTTGGGAATTGAGACGGCTCAGGTTTTCTTTTCACATTTCCCTAGTTTGCAATACCCCCTAGAACGCGCGCGCGAAAGGGGGCGGGTGGGGGAGGCCTTCCGGGCAAAAAGGGGCTGTGGGATTGTAACATTTTGTAATATTTTGTGATGAGGTTTGGGGTGAAAAAGTGCTCCCGGGGTGCAAAAAGTGCTTGACTTTTCCAAAAATTGAGGGTATATTGATAATATCAAAAGGGCGGAAGTCCATTTGATAAATGGAAACAATGGATATTTAATTTAATAGGAGTTAATACAATGACAGACGCAAACAAAATTTTTGAGCTTTTAAATGGTGAACTGACTTTTAATTTTGCCGGGGCGGGGATTGAGAAGACAATCAAGATTTCCGACATACCGGAAGAAAGTCTGGCGGTGCTTCTTTCGTATGGGTGCCGGAAGTTAAATGACCGGGTGAACAGTCAAGCCAAAGATTCCCTCACACCGAAAGCGGGGCTGATTGACCGGGCGCTTGAGGATTTGCTTTCCGGGAAGTTGGGAAGTGGAAGAGCCCCGCAAAGTAGCAACAAGGCATTTAAAGACTTCATCTTTGAAGTGCTCAAAGGTCAGGGCTACCGGGTTAAGGACTTCGAACCCGTCCGTGGTGCAACACCGGAGGTTATTGTCCGGACGTTCTGGCACAACGCAACCCCAGAACAGCAAGCCACCATTCTGGACAAATTGCAACAGAGATTTGAACAAGTGAAAGCACTGGCAAATTTAGACATATAAGAGCATAAACCCTAAATCTGAGCCCCGGGATATTCTTCCGGGGCTTTTATTTTGTCCGGGCGGAAGTCAACCCGGGCGGGCTGGGTGGAAGAAAGCAGCACGACGGGGCGGGCGGGAATTTCCGGGCGGACGGGCGGGCGGGGTGATTTGGCGGGAAAACACCGCCGTA